TGCCTGTGTTCATGGCCATAAAAACATATATCTAATTGGATTTGATTTTAGAGAATACGGTCGTGATCAATTGAATAACATATACCAAGACTCAGAAAATTATGGTGAAAGACACAGCGATACAGTGTTTGATGGATGGTTGAAACAGTTTAGAGACCATTTAAAAATGAGGCCTTACTGTAATTTTACAATAGTACACGACAACCCACCTGAATATTTGTATCATCTACAAACTGGCACGGATTTAGGAAATAGTCATCTAATGACTTATAAAGAATTTAACGACAAAGTGATAAACCAACAGCCTCAAATTTAGGTAGAAATTTATAAAAGTTAGCATTGTGGTTTGAATATTTGTCTTTTAATACTGTCATTTGATAAAGATGCACCATTTCATGAGCAAGTGTTTCAATAAAGTCTTTAAAATTTTTAAACTTACAATGTAGTTGAATGTAGAACTTAACATTTATGTGGTGTGGTATAACTCTTTGATCAAATTTGCCTTTAGGGGTTTTTCTATTATCCCAATCAGCAACACATCTTCCCCAATCATGATGAAGTTTTTTAACTTCTATATATACTCTACCTAACTTATTACCAAATAATAACGTGTTTAATCTGCCAAACCAGTAAACAGCAGTTCTAGTTGTTGGATAATAATATCCGCTATCAGAACCTTCAGATAGTTTAGTTTTTAACTGTCTTTTAAAAGATTTACGTTTACTTTCTTTTATATGTTTCATAGTTGACAATATTACCGTTTATGCTATAATATACTAGTAATTATCAAAATACGAGGAGTAAAATGCAGGCAGATTTACCAAAAACTATTAACGAAGCGATTAAAATACTAGCATATAATGACTATTTTTGGAGTGCCGGCCCAAAAACACCAAATATAAAGATCAGTGCTCATCCAAAAGATCAAGAAACTGTACGATCACTAGCAGAGGCACAATATGCATGGACTGAAAAACAGGCCAAATTAGCGTTGGTAATTCTTAAAAGATACCTAACAAAATTCCAAGCACACGGAATGGATATTAAAAAATTGCTAGACTATCCTCAGTACGAGGCTCCTTTTAGAGTTATTAGTTTTGAAAAAAGTATTGAAAAATTTATAGACGAAGATGAAGTACCAAAAATTGAACTTCATTTTCCGTATACTAAAAAACTTATACAATTAATTAGAATGCTTAAAGACAAGAGAGGCTTGCCTGGAGGATATGCCCAGTACGATGGGGAATCTAAAAAATGGACATTTAAACAAACTGACGTAACTACTTACTATCTTACACTAATTGCTATAAGATATGATTTCAAATTTGTAGATACTACACTACTTGATGATTACTATACAGTAAGAAAAGAAATTGCAGGATATAAAAAACCTCATGCAAAATTAGTTGGTACAGAAATTGTTATAGATAATGCAAGTGAAAGTCTACAAGACTATTGGAATAATAATATTAAACATTTACCAACTATACAGCAAGTTGATACATTTAAAAATTTAGGATTAAGCACACGTGGTATAAAATTTCAATCATGGTCTAAGTTGGCTGGAAAAATTGCTAGTAATGAAAATGACCGTATGTGGATAGGCAGTAATGACTATACAAGAAATGAAACAATGAATGCTCTAATTGAATTAAATTGTTTTCCTTTGCTTATGCCTGTGTCTGGTGATCCTTACACAAACACTGATGCTAGTGACTGGCAGGAATGGTTACAAACATTTGAAAGACACGGAATTGAACCTAAACATATGTCATTTGGTTTTGACATGAAACAACCAACCAGGCCGGAAGATAAAAAAGAACTAATGCCAGACAGAGAGAATTGGACTGAAAAAATGTCCGATGACAAATACCAAACACTGTTTGAATTGAGTCAACTCAGTAAACAATTCAAATATCTTGACAAAGATACAAAGGTTATCTTTGTTAGAAATAGAATACCAAACACTTTAATTAAATCTGGAATTAAACCAAAATGTTGTTTAATTGGCCTTGGTGGTGGTTATTATGCGGCAGGCACTGACAAACTAAAAAGATATCTTGATTCTTTACCTAAAACGTTGTATTATAATGATCATAAGCCTTCGAGTTACGATTGGCATGATAAAGTTATAATAAAACTATGAGCAGTTGTAAATTAGTAATCAAAGATCAAGTAAATGTAAAATTTGAGAACTTAGATCTCAAATGGCGACAACGTCTTCATCAAAAATTCAAATACCAAGTACCATATGCTTATCACTTGCCATCAGTTAAGTTAGGTAGATGGGATGGCAAGATAGCATTTTTTGGATTGGGTGGCACAACATATCTATATCTTATTGACCAAATATTGCCTATTCTAGAAGAAGGTGGAGTGTATGTTGATTTAGATGATCAAAGACCTAAACAAGATTTAGAATTCAAAGCAGTAGACAAAAATTATTTAAGTCATATCAAATGGCCTGACAAACATCCATGTGCAGGACAACAAATAGAATTAAGAGACTATCAAGTGGAAACAATAAACAAATTTATTGAAAATCCGCAAAGCATACAAGAGATCGCAACTGGTGCAGGTAAGACCATTATTACTGCGGCACTGTGCCAGTTGGTTGAACCTTATGGACGTACACTAACAATAGTTCCAAATAAAAGTCTTGTAACACAAACAGAAGAGGACTTTCTTGCTTGTAATTTAGACACAGGTGTGTACTATGGTGATCGCAAAGAAGTTGGTAGATATAATACAATAGCAACTTGGCAAAGTTTAAATGTTTTAGAAAAAAAATCTAAAAATGAACACTCAACAGAATTTAAAGAATTTATAGAGGGCATTAATACAGTCATAGTTGACGAGGTACATATGGCCAAAGCAGATGTACTGAAAAGAATGTTAACAGGACCGTTTGCTCATTGTCAGATACGTTGGGGATTAACTGGAACGATACCAAAACAAGAATTTGAATACATGGGTATAAAAGTTTCTCTTGGTGATGTTACAAATAAAATACCTGCAAAAGAATTACAGGATAAAGGAGTACTAGCGAACTGTAACGTAAATGTTTTACAAACAAATGATATACTAGAATTTAGAAGTTATGCTGAAGAACTCAAATGGTTAACTACAGATCCAAAACGAATGAGTTGGGTAGCACAAACAATAAAAGATATTGCAACTTCGGGAAATACACTTATACTTGTTGATAGGATATCAGCAGGTGAAATACTTGAAAAGAAAATAAAAGACAGTGTATTCATAAGAGGTGCAACTAAAAATGTAGAAAGGAAAGAACATTATGATGAGGTATCTACTGCTCAAACTAAAGTTATTATTGCCACATATGGAGTGGCCGCTGTTGGTATTAATATTCCTCGTATTTTCAATTTGGTTCTTATAGAACCGGGAAAAAGTTTTGTAAGGGTAATACAATCAATCGGAAGAGGCATACGTAAAGCAGAGGACAAAAAATCAGTAAGCATATGGGATATTACCAGTTATTGTAAGTTTGCAAGAAGACATCTTACCCAAAGAAAAAAGTTTTACAAAGAGGCAAATTATCCGTATAATATAGAAAAGATAGATACAGATTTATATGAAAATACTAACACTTGATGACGCAACATACACTCTAGAAAAAATTCCAGAGTGGGTAGATGAAAAACTAAGATTTGCTGTGCTGGATAATTCAGATCCTACTAATCCGGATTTCTTCTATATTCCGTTAATATTTTTAGAAAGTTTTAATGCGCCTGCGGCAGTATTAGAGATTGGCCAGCATAAAATAAAAATGCCATTAGATTGGAAAATGTTAATAGGAGAACAAGGACAACCCGAAATGCATGTACTACCTATAACTAGTTTAAATGACAGAGGTTTTGATGCATTCACATTCAATCCTTTAAGTAGTAGTAAACCAGATTTTGTGCCTATAGATATTATAGATATCTATACAGAAGTCAAATGGTATTTCCCAAAAATTAAATCAGGACAAATGTTGGCTGTACCTTTAACAGATGGTCCAAAGCCTATGTGTGCTTATTTTGTTAAAGATATTTCAAGACAATGTGAACAAGTAGATTATGGCTCAGTCTGGTAGAAAACACGTTAACATTGAAGCACCAATTATGAAACTGCAAGGTGCATACATCTGGATGGACAGGCATTGGCCGGAGGATTTGTTTAAGTGGCTAAGAAAAGAAAAAATGGTATTTACAGATATAAAAATGAAAAAAAATAAACTTACACTCTATTTTAATACAGCAAAAGAGTGTACAATGTTTGGATTAAAATATGACAGAGAAAAGCAAAAGGAAATTTTTCGAACTTCGGAATGGTCTCAAAGCAATAGACTTTAGGAATAAAAACTATTTCGATAGAATCGATGAGCACGAAAAAAGTTTATATTCGCCTTATATGCTAATGAGGTATGCTTCAAGTGTATCTAGTAAGGATCGTTTTTATGTAGAACACTACGTTGAAATGATTAATGAATGTGTTAACAAACATCTGTTCACACTATCGAGTAAACATAAAAAATTATGTTGGATATTAACATCTATGTGTGGTGCTTTACAACAACAATTTCATCCATGGATTAAACCAATGAAACGTGTGCCAAACAAAAGTTTAAAACAACTACAACAACTGTATCCAACAATGAAAGAATCAGATCTTGAAACACTAGATGCAATTATAACAGACAGAGAACTTGAGGAACTTTTAGAATCACATGGTATCGAATCTAAATAAATGTACTTACTGCGGTAAAGAGTTTACACGTGAAAGAACTTTGCAAGTTCATATGTGTGAACCGAAACGTAGACATCTTCAAAAAAGTGAGAAGTGGGTGCAAAATGCATTTTTAGTATTTCAAAGATTTTATCAAATACATCAACATGGACAAAAAGAAAAAACATATGATGATTTTTGTAAGAGTGCATACTATAATGCGTTTGTAAAATTTGGTAGATTTATGATGCATATTAATCCGTTGTATCCAGAAAAATATATTGACTATGTTATACTTTCAAAAATTAAATTAGATCACTGGGCAAGAGATGACTTGTATGAAACATATCTAATTGACACACTTAAAGCAGAACCTGTTGAATCTGCTTTACAAAGAAGTATAGCAACAATGATGGATTGGGCAGAAGAACAACATGCACAATGGGCCGACTATTTTAGATTGGTCAATACTAATAGAGCAGTGCAACATATTCAACAAGGAAAAATTACACCATGGTTGTTGTTTGGTTGCAAAGCAGGAAAAAATTTGTTAAAATCATTTAATAACGAACAATTACAAATGGTTGCAAGATTTATTGCTCCGGAATTTTGGACACAACGAATAAAAAGTTCTCCAGCAGACCAACTATTTGTACAAGAAACTGCCAAGGAGGCCAAAATTGAGTAGAGTCAAAGTAGAGCAAAGTACTGAATTTGATATTGAATTTGAAGATGGTGATGCAATTATTGTTGTACAATCAGATGGAACTGTAAGAAAATTGTATATGCCTAATATGGATACAAAATATTTTAACAGCGATGGATATAAAAAATTACTTGAATGCATCGATATATTACAACCTGGTGCTAAAGAAGAATTTATAAAACATCACGAAATAGAAAGAAAGGGTAGAATACACTAATGCCTGATGTAGATATAGATTTTTTTGATAGAGACGGTGTACTAAAACTTTTCAAACACACACCGGCAACCATCATTAAAGATGAAAAAGTGGAAAAGCATAAAACAGGTGTTTACTTTCACGCTGTTCCAGAAAACCCTGTAACAGGACATTCTAGTTTAGATTATAAAAAAGCAGAAGACAGAGGATATTTTAAAATTGATATGTTGAACGTTAACATTTACAAACACGTTAAATCGGAACAAGAACTTGTAGAGTTAATGATACAAGAACCGGATTGGGATATGTTAAAAGATATAAAAATTGTTAATCAACTGTTTCATCTTAATGGACATTTTAAAATTGTTTCACAACTTGAACCTAAAACAATAGAACAACTTGCGGCTGTATTAGCAATAATACGTCCTGCAAAAAGACATTTGATGTACAAGGACTGGAAAGATATTTTAAAAGAAGTATGGATAAGGCCTACTGATGGTAGTTATTTCTTTAAAAAATCCCATGCAGTTGCTTATGCCCAAGCAATAGTAGTCCAAATGAATTTAATGGTGCGTGATAAATATAGTTTTGATGCACAATCAAAAAACTAAAAGGCTTTCCAAAAAACGTAAGAACAAAAAGAAACTAGTATCTGATTATGATCACTATCAAAAGAGTAATCCATTAACTGTTTATTTTGCAAAATTGATAGAGAAAAAATCGGAAATTAAATAGGTTTTCTTACTAATTGTATTGTTCTACGCTTTACTCGTTTCTTTGAAATATTTGAAAGTTTCACTGTTGGTCCTGCAACTATTTCTATGTCTTTTGAATTTAATGTTACTAAAGTGGATCTAAAATAACGAAAATCACCTTTCAAGAATATGTTAATTGGTAATTTACGATTTGATTCGTACCACCAAATTTCGCCACATTTTAAAAATCTCATTTTGTCTTGCGGCATCATGAGCCTGCTATAGTCATAAAAACTAATAACGTTTACATCTTGATTTTGTACAATACCAACAAACTCTAAATCCCCCTTTTTAATAAGGCTCAAAAATGGGAATTTATCCTTAAGTGTGTTAAAAATTTCGTTCATGTTCTATCTATAAATACTGTTAAATATGTATTATGCAAACAGTATCAAGGTATTTACTATCACAGTTGGTAATAGCCTATGTAAATGGTTATCACGGGAGGAATTCTAACGTGTACGATAGAAGATTAACACTACATAGAGGAGTGGATAATCCTGTCAATTTTACCTTTAAAAACGAGGATCAAAAGGCTCAGGATATTACTTCTAAGACATATGAATTTAATATGATTGATACAGAGTCCAAAAAAGCCGTATTAACCAAAACACTCACAATTTTAGACGATGGATCTACTGTTAGTACTAAAGGCGATGCTAGTTGCACAATTACTGAAGGCGACTTAATAGGCCTAGATGCTAAATTTTACAACTTTAGCGTTAGGGACGTAGCATCTGACAATTCTAGAACAGTTACATATTCATCCACAGGATACGCGGCCGCTGGAACAATTGAAATGCTTGATGGTGCTTACCCAGAATTTGTGGACAGTACATCAGTAACATCATTTACCGGAACAGGTGGCCCATTACAATATACATCTAGTGCCATTGATGCTAGACCCGGTATTAATAATAATAAAGCATTACATACGTTTGCTGTATACACTCAGGATTTTGCAGGAAGCATTAAAGTTCAAGGCACAATGGCTTCGAGTCCTGCTGATGCAGATTATTTTGATATTACCTTAGATGGTGAAGCATCAAGTACTGTATCGTATATTATAAACACGAGCATGGTTTACTATTATAACTTTTCCGGTGTTTACCATTCGGTAAGATTTAGTTGGGACAATAATCCTGATAACACTGGAAAGATTGACAAAATACTCTACAGACAGTAAAATATAAGGTATGAACCTGATCCAGAACACAATTCTGAATTCTTTACCTGCGAACAAAAAGAAAACTCCTTCTGGCTGGATATCCTTTAATGCTCCATGTTGTATTCATAATGGAGAAACACAAGACAAGAAAAAACGAGGGGGCATTATGACAAGTGCTGATGGAACTATATCTTATCACTGTTTTAATTGTGGATACAAGGCTTCGTATATATTAGGTAGACGTCTTACACAAAAAATGAGAACTTTTATGAGTTACATTGGTGTTCCTGATGATACAATTAAAAAATTAGCAATAGAGGCCATGCGTCATGAAGAAGGTGATATAAAATACGAAAAGAAAAGGTTTGTAACTTTTAATAAAAAAGAATTACCTAAAGGAACACTTGGGTTAGAAACATGGTTAGAAAAATATACCACGTTGACAAAAGAACAACAAAACAATATCGACAGTTTATTAAATTATTTGTCTAGTAGAGGCATTGGTGCAGACTGGTACGATTTTATGTATTCTACAAATACATTTTGGGACGTAGATAAAAGATTATTAATTCCATTTTATTGGAGAGGAGATGTTGTAGGATTTACAGGAAGAATGTTTGAAAAGTCTGAAAAAGTAAAATACTATACAGATGTACAACCAGGGTATGTGTTTAATATGGATGCACAGGATTGGGCAAGAAAATTTGTTATTGTAACAGAAGGACCATTTGATGCTATTACCGTTTCTGGGGTTAGCATACTAGGATCGGAGATAAATGATATACAACGAGAGTTAATAGACGGTCTTAATAGACAGGTGATTGTTGTACCTGACAGAGACGCACCAGGAGAAAAATTGATTAATCAAGCAATAGAATTTGGATGGAATGTTGCTTTTCCAGAATGGCATGAATCAATAGAAGATGTTGCTGATGCTGTGTTAAAATATGGAAGGCTATTCACAGTTCAATCAATATTAAAGACAACAGAATCAAGCAAATTTAAAATAGATTTGAAAAGGAAAATGTATGGTTAGTTTTCATATAGAGCCAACCTCAAAATGTACTTTGGAATGTCCGTTATGTGATAGGACTTGGTTCTATGAAACTTTTAAAAAAAGGAACCTACATGAAATAAACATTGAGCATATAGTAAAATTTGTAGGACCTAATGCACAAATTAGTATGTGCGGCAACAACGGCGATCCAATCTATCATTCTAAGTTTCATGAACTATGTAAGAAATTAAAAGATAACAACTGTGCATTACATATTCACACTAACGGTTCTGCTAAAACAAAAGCATGGTGGAGCAAATTAAATAGAATTTTAAACAAAGACGATTGCATTACTTTTGCTATTGATGGTTTGGAAGATACAAATCATTTATATAGAAAAAATGCTAAATGGAATTCTATTATGAATGCAATTAAAATTTTAAAGGATAGAAAGTTTAAAATGATTTGGCAATTTATACCGTTTAAACATAATCAACATCAAATATCGGCGGCCGGACAATTAAGTAAGGATCTGGGGTTTGATAAGTTTAAACTTCTACAAAGTGATAGATGGCTAGGCAAAACTGAACTTATGCCTGATAGAGAATTTGTTGACAATTACTATGAACACCAAAAAGAAGTTTTAATAAGTCCAACATACAGCACTAATATGAATCCTTATTGTCTTAAAAACGATTTACCAAGTAATGAGTTGTATATAGATGCTGAAGGAGATTTCTATCCATGTTGTTGGATAGGAACTTACAGATATAAATTCAAACATATATTCTCAACAAAGAAAAATAAATTCAACATTAAAGATAGTACACTAAATGGTATTTTGCAAAATACCGAAGTAAAAAAGTTTTTTGAATCAACAAAACAATTTACTTCTGCTCACGAATGTTGTAAAATACAATGTGGAGTAAAAAATGGCTGATTATAGTTTTGATGTACAGAAGTTATATTTGGAAATGCTATTAGCAGATGCAGAATCGTTTGCTAGAGCACAAAATATATTCACACCTGTTAGTTTTGATCGTAAACTGCAACCTATTGCAAAGTTTATTAAAGATTACATGGAAGAGTATAAAGTTATGCCTGACGTAGAACAGGTTAATGCTAAACACGATATTAAATTAAAATCGGCAAAAGATTTAGATCCTAGTCACTTTAATTGGTTACTAGATGAATTTGAAACGTTTTCAAGACACAAAGCACTAGAACGTGCAATACTACAGTCAGCAGACTTACTCGAAAAAGGTGACTATGCTCCAGTTGAGGACATGGTTAAAGAAGCAGTGAGTGTAGGACTAACAAAAGATCTTGGTACAGACTACTTTGAAGATCCAAAAGGTAGATTAGAGAAACTTAAAAACTCTAACGGACAAGTCAGCACAGGTTGGCCAAACATTGACAAGAAACTATTCGGTGGATTTAACCGAGGTGAACTAAACATTTTTGCAGGTGGATCAGGCGCAGGTAAAAGTTTGTTCTTACAGAATCTTGCAGTGAATTGGTCAACTGCTGGGTTGAATACTGCGTATGTTTCTTTTGAATTAAGTGAAGAACTCACTTCTATGAGAATGGATGCAATGATGACTAACATTCCAACTAGAAAAGTATTTCCAGAAATTGATAATGTTGAAATGAAAGTTAAAATGTTAAAAAAGAAATCTGGATTATTGTTTATAAAATACTTGCCGAGTGGTAGTAATATTCTTGATGTAAGAACATATATCAAAGAACTTGAATTAAAAACTAAAAAGAAAATTGATTGTATATTAATTGATTATTTAGATTTAATGATGCCAAAAAGCAAACGTGTATCTCCGAGTGATTTGTTTATTAAAGACAAGTATGTGTCAGAAGAATTAAGAAACTTTGCAGTTGAATCACAAATGCTATTAGCAACAGCATCACAGTTGAATAGAGCAAGTGTTGAAGAAATAGAATTTGATCATTCACACATAGCAGGAGGACTTTCTAAAATACAAACAGCAGACAATGTTATTGGTATCTTTACAAGTAGAGCAATGAAAGAACGTGGAAGATATCAAATACAGTTTATGAAAACTAGAAGTTCGAGTGGTGTTGGCCAGAAGGTTGATTTAGAATTTGACGTTGATAGTTTGAGAATTAGAGGACTAGAGGAAGAGGAAAATTATAGTCAACACAGTAAACCAAAAAGTCCAATATATGATTCATTAAAACAAAAATCAAAAGTAAGTGTAGATAAAACAGATGCACGACAGACAGTGCCAGATCCAACTAAAGGTGTCGACGTTGGGAAAGTTACAGCAGATGTTGAAGGTAGTAAATTAAGAAAATTATTAAACGAATTGCATTCAGACGAGGAGCAATAATGTTTTGGTTAATAGCACACAGAGGCAATGTAAACGGCAAACAACCGGAAAGAGAAAACACTGTTGCATATATTAATGAAGCATTAAAACAAGGGTATCATTGTGAAATTGATATTTGTAAATTTGATGGCGAACATTACTATCTTGGTCACGATGATCCTCAAGAATCCGTAAGCATTAGTTGGTTAAGAGACAACAATCTTTGGTGTCATGCTAAATCATTTAATGCACTAGAGGCCATGATTGTGCATGGCATACATTGTTTCTTTCATAACACAGACAATTACACAATTACAAGCAGAGGGTGGATATGGGCATACCCTGGACAACCTGGCGGTAGATATACTATCGCAGTGCATCCAGAAAAACTAAAACTAGAAGAATTAAAAAATTTTTCTGGCCTTTGCAGTGACAACCTTGATAATTACAAATACTTACTATGAACATTATAATACCAATGGCGGGTGCAGGCTCTAGATTTGAAAAAGCAGGATTTACTTTTCCTAAACCTTTAATTGAAGTTAAAGGCCAACCAATGGTTGCAAAAGTTGTTGAAAACTTAAACTTGCAAGGTAGATATATTTTTTTAGTACAAAAAGCACACTATGAACAATATGATTTAAAAAATTTATTAAACTTAATTGCTCCCGGTTGTGAAATTGTACAAATAGACGAATTAACAGAAGGAGCGGCTTGTACAGTACTAAAGGCTAAAGATTATATTAATAACAATGAGCCGCTAATAATATCAAACTCTGACCAATGGATAAAATGGAACAGTTTTGAAACAATATCGTCTTTCAATAACGCAGATGGTGGAATACTTACTTTTAAAAGTGTACATCCTAAACACAGTTTTGCAAAAGTTGATGGTGATGGGTTTGTTACAGAAGTTGCAGAAAAAAATCCAATATCAAGTGATGCTACTGTAGGAATATATCATTGGAAACAGGGCAGTAATTTTATAAAATATGCAGAACAAATGATTGAAAAAAATATAAGAACGAACAATGAATTTTATGTTTGCCCTGTATATAATGAGGCATTTAAAGATGGGCTTAAAATAAAAGCAAGTCTTGTTGATGAAATGTGGGGTATGGGTACTCCGGAGGAACTTAATAATTTTTTAACACACTATAAGCCGTAATGCTTTTTTACAATCCTAATATTGATAAAAGAAAATATGTGATAGCCACGTACTATATGAGATCTCGTAATGCAGATTTAAGAAAAACTGCTTGGGATTTAGCAATTGGTCAAAGTGTAGGTAATCCAAATGTACGTAATCAATGGGAATCAGAACAGTTATTTGAACAAAGTAGTTGTGTTATTGTTCATGAAAAAGATGAATTAAAATATTTAACTGAGGGCGAAGTTAAAATAGCATTTCCGATTATTAATACTGATTGGACTGGTGACGGTATAAGCCATTTGTTATGTCAACTAATGGGAGGACAAATGGATATTGATACATTTGATTCTTGTAGATTAAGGAAATTAGAATTCCCATTAAGCATTAAAAAATATTTTTTAGGGCCGGCACATGGTATTACAGGTATGAGAGAATATACTGGACAATTTAATAAACCGTTTAGCGGTGCTATTGTTAAACCTAAAACAGGAATGCCTGCAACTACATTATTAGAAATGATTAAAGAACTTGTTGATGGTGGTTGTGATTTTATAAAAGAAGACGAAATAATGAGTAATCCAAGTTTTTGTCCAATTGAAGGACGTGTTCCTTTAATAAGCAATTGGTTAAACAAACAAAGTAAAAAAGTTGTTTATGCAGTTTGTATTAACGGGGACCACGACCATATACTTAAAAGAGCACAACAAGTTAAAAGTATGGGAGGTAATGCTATACACATTAATCATTGGGCAGGACTAGGAGTCTATAATGCTGTAAGAAAATTAAACACAGGATTGTTTATACACTTTCAAAAAAGTGGAGATAAAGTTTTTACAGACAAAAGACACAATTTTGGAATTGACTGGAGTGTTATTTGTCAACTTGCTGGCATGATGGGAGTTGATACTATTCATGCAG